TACGCCGAGAGGGCTCGGCGGAAGGCGTTGACCGGGTCGTCGGACCCGGCGGTCGCCTCGTTCCACAGGGAGCGGTACCGCTCCGAACCTGCGGGCCAGGCGGCGTCGCGCCGGTAGACCGGTTCGGTCGTGCAGTGGCACCCGTCGTGGGCGTGGAAGTCGGCGGTGCCTTCAGACCGGTACACGGGGCCGCGGGAGGCGAGCATGGCGCAGAACGCGCACGCCCTCGACGAGGTGGCGCGGGCCCAGCCGAGGGCCTGTCGGTCGTTGTTGACGGTGCCGATCACGGTGTCGCGGCCACCGTTGAGGATGTGTCGTGTCCCGGCCCGGGTCGACGCCACCTGAGCGAGGGTGACGGCACGGGTGAGCTGGTCGCCGCGGGCCAAGGACCGGCGGACAACGGCGGGACCCGTGACGACCAGCGAAGTGGCGACCTGCCGGCGGTCGATCTCATCCGCGACGGTCGGGACGAACGGTTCGACGTCGAACCCGAGCTCCAACGCCCGGAACGTCGTCAGGTACGTGGCGGCGAGCTGGGCGGAGATCCGACGGTTGGCGGCGACGATCGGGGTGGTGACCGCCAACCACCGTTGCACGGTCTTCTTGTCGAGCTGCAACGGGTCGAGCAGTTCCCACACGGTGAACAACTGTCGTGCCGCCGCGACCGCCAGGCGGCCTTGGGCTTGACGGTGCGCTTCGGTGAGGCGTGCCGCTTCGACGGTGGCCGACATCAGCCGACCGGGGCGACCTCGACGGGTTCCGTCGCGCCCTGCAGTTCACGCATCAACGCTTCGAGACCGCCGCCCTGGTCGCGGAGCATCTTGGCCCGTTCGATGTCGGTCTCGGTGAACCCGGGCAGCTTCTCCCACAGGATCTCGACGGGGATGCCGAGCATCTGCGCCATCTTCCCGAGCGCGTCGGCGGCCTGCGCCATCGACTTCGACTCCATGTCCCGCCACCGCATCTGAGATGCGAAGTCCTTCGCGGCTTCCGTGTCGCCCATGACCCGGCCGGCGAGCCGGAGGGTCTGTTCCCACGACTCCCCCAGCGGGTGCTTCACCCTCGTGACCCGGCGGGTCAACGACGATTCGGCGGCTGCCAACGCTTCGGCCGACAGGTTCGCCATCTGCCCGACCAGCTCGTGCGCCGGTGACTGGGAGAGAGCGGCGAGGGCGCGGACGTCGGCGTCGTGCGCTTCGATGAACCCGCCCAACGGGGTCTCGTCGAGCGTGCTGAACTTCGTGTCCGGGTCCGACGCGATCAGGATGTCTTCGACCTTCAGGCGCAGACGTTCAGCGGCGGCGTCCTCGGGGGTTTCGGGCTTCGCCATACCGGCGATCGTCCGCACCTTCCACGACGCGAACCGTTGCACGACGAGCCGGTCGAACGTGGTCTGGTCGATCCGTCCCAGCACGGGGATGATCGGTTCGATGTCACCCGACGCACGGCCTCGAAGGTCGAGGTGGTTCGTGAACCGGACGACCGGGCACACCCCGACGCCGTGCGACTCGCTCCGCACGTATTCGAGGGAGTCGCCGGAGGAGGACAGGACGAGGCGGTGGACGTCGGTGTCGTCGTACAGGCGGAGCTTCCAGGCGTCCCGGTCGCCGACCTTCACACTGTCGGCACGGAGGGCGTAGATCGGCCAGTCGTCCCACGCCGGGTCCTCGTACACGGCGACCATCTGCGACGGGTCCAGCCCGCGGATCATCGGCATCTTCTCGCCGAGCCACGACTTGCCGGGGAGGACGACGTTGTACGAGAGGCCGTAGCCGATGGCGGCTTCGTGGACGGCGATCTGGCGGGCGTCGAGCCCGTTCTCCTGCCACCACACCCACGGCGCCGCGTCGGACGCGGCTCGGGCGGCCCGGTAGCCCTCCACGTAGAGCTGGTCGGTGACGGCGGTGACGACCCGGCGTCCCCACGGTGCCTGGGCGCGGTCGGCGAGATCCTTGTACTCCCGTGTCGCGTACCGGGGTCGGTGCGGGTTGTCGTGATCCCAGCGCATCCACCGGTCGATCCGGGCGACCCGTTCCCGTTCGAGTTGCAGGAGGGGCCACAGGCGGCCCTTCACGACGTCGATCGCCTTCTCGCGGGTCAACGCCACAGGGTCACCTCCTCCGCTACCAGACCGTGCCGGTGCGTTGCTTCTTGGCCTCGCCGAGCGACAGCCCATACAGGGCGAGGACCACCGCCCGCAGCGGGGCGATGTCGTTGGACTTCTCGGCAGCGCCGAACACGTAGGCGTCACCCGACGGCCGTTTGCGGGCAGCGCCGAGCGCCGCGGTCACCTGCGGCTGACCCATGTGACGCAACGACCCTTCGCCGACAGCGTCGACGAACAGACCGCACGCCTGAGCCATCTGCGTACCCGACACCTTCACGACTTCGACACCCAGCGCGGTCAACGGACCGACCAACGACCCGGCAGGGCTCGCAGGGCGGATCGTGACGGCGGTCGGCTTCCACTCGGCGACCAGCTCGGCGACCCTTCGGGGTACCCAGCCGGTGCCTCGGCCCGCTTGCACGATCTGCGTGTGGTGCAGGCCGTCGGAGCGTTGCCCGGCCAAACCGATCGACGACCACTTCCGGTCGTCGGAAACCTCGACGGAGAACGCCACCGGCTTCGGGCGCACCTTCTCGACATGCTCGAGCTGCGACCAGGCGGACATGTCGACGACGGTCTCGGTGCCGGGATCGTCACGCAGCACCCATTGGTTGAGATAGGCACGTCGAAAGTCGTTCGGGTTGTCGGCCATCGCTTCGAGCTCGCCGGCGATGGTCCGCTCCGTGATCGTGTGACCCAGCGCCGGCATGCAGGAACGCCACACGTCCCGGTCCTCGATGTCGGCGTCGTCGGGTGCGGACCACTCGAAGTAGGCGAGCCCTTCACGGACCCCCATCTCGACCTGATCGCGTCCCCGGCGCACCTTGTCGCCAAGGAACGGGGACCCGTCGAGCCAACCGGCGGTCGACACCCAGATCAGTTGGGTGTTCGGCCTTGTGATCATCGCCGGGCGGAACGCCTGCTCCAGCCGGTTGTCGGTCTGGGCGAACGCCTCGTCGATGTACGCCTCGTCCAGCGTCGAACCGTGGCCCGCTTTCTCGGTGTTGGCCTCGATCCCGAACCGTGAGCCGTTCGGGAAACGGATGTGCTCGTTGCCGTTGCCGAAGTGGGTTTGGACACGGGGACCGAACGTCTTCGACGCCCTCAGATCGGCCGAGTAGTCCTCCTCCCACTTCTCCCGTGCCTTGTTGCGGGTCTGGGCGGTGTACACGATCCGCTGACGGCGCCCGAAGAACGGGGTGGCCGATGCACGGTGCACCGCCTTCGCCAAGATCCACGTCGACTTCCCCGACTGGCGGGGAACGGTCAGCCCGACCTCGGTGAACGCCAGCAGGCCGGTGACCGGGTCGATCTCGAGAGCGACATCGGCCACGAGCCTCTGCCACGGCATCAACGGTCGCCCTAGCCGCAGAGCGACCTCCGCTACGGCGTGGCCGAGCGTTTCTCGCTCAGGTGTCCTCGGTGTCCCGAAGCGGGGTGGACAACTGAGCTTCGAGGTCGTCGTCGTCGTCAACAGCCAACCTCGCCAGCTCGATCAAGTTCGCACGAAGCTCCCGGTTCACCGCCGCGGTAGCCATCCCGGCACCGTCGTCGAGGGCCCTGGCGAGCGCGAACGCCATCTCGGCCAACGCCTCACCCATCGGGTGCGCCGACACGAGAGCGTTGACGTCCTGACGGACCTTCGTCTCCACCGGACCAAAAACGGGTCCAGGACCCTCCGTGACGCCCCCCTCACCCTTGGGGAGAGTTTTCGGCGCTACGCCTCCCACGCTCCGTTCCGACGTCTTGGGGGGGACTCCCCCAACCCCCTTGCCGGTCACCACGTCCAACCGGCGGTGTCATGGCGTGACCGTTCGATGTCAGCCTTGACGGCGTCGATGGTTCGTGTGCCCCGACGGCGGTTGCACTTGGGTTCGACGTCGTGGTGGACGGCGGCGAGGTTGGTCGCCGAGTTCGGTCCACCGTAGGAGTACGGGATGAGGTGGTCGGCGCTGTCGGCTCCGGGTTGGCCGCACAGGTGGCAGATGCCGCCGTCTCGGCGGATGATTCGACGCTTGAGTCTCTGCCAGGGCCGACCGGTGCGGCTGACTGCAGTCATGGCGTACCTTCCGTCCCATGCGTGTCGTGCGTGTCGTGCGTGTCGTGCTGGCCGTGGTCGTGGTGCTGATCGTCGGGTGCGGAGAAGACGACCCGGAGGCGGCTCCGGTGACCACCGAGCAGGTGACGGCCACGACAGCCACGACAGAACAGGAGCAAGAGGTGATCCCCGGTCTCGCTCCGGTCGACGTGTACGGGAACCTGGAGGACCGAGGCTGGGAGTGCGACGGGCCGATCTCGAGGGAACCGCTCGATGCCTTCGACTGCTTCCTCGACGGCAGCTTGGCGCAGGTGACGATCACGACGACCTCGGGGGGCGATGTGATCGGCCTGTTCGGTGAGGTGTACGACCCGGTCGACTACGAGTGGTTGGCGTTCCTGGCTACCGCTCCCTACGAGGGGTCGGAACCGGACGCCGCTCGAGCGTGGGTCGAGGAGAACGTGGCAGCCGGGAGCGGCGAGGAAACGTTCGGCGGCGTCACGTACCGGCTCGAGAGCTCCGCGGAGTTCCGCAGGCTCGTCATCGGCGGCTAGTCCTCTGCCACCTCGGCCAACGTCTCGGCGGTGACGACCACGCCGATCCCGGCGAACAGCAGCG